GTATTATTAGTAAGTTTAGACACCCTTCTTATGCTATATGGCTAGCTAGGGCAAAGAGAAGAAGATATTGGCTTAACTATCTTAAGGTCAAGTGTGGTTGTTATATCTGTGGGTATAAAACTAATCCACATGCCTTACAGTTTGATCACGTTGGAGTTAAGACAAGACAAGTAAGTAATCTTGTGAAGTCTAAGATAACAAACTTGTTTAAAGAAATAAGAAAGTGCAGAATACTCTGTGCTAATTGCCATATGATAAACACTGATAGGAGTAATAATGGTAGAGGTAGAAAAACTAAACGTGTTGACACTTGATGTCGAGACAACTCACAAGACAAAGGAAGCAGGAGGTACGACTGCCTTGCCTTACTTTGGTAATAGACTTGTATCTGTTGGGTACAAGTGGTTAGATGAAGAGGATGTGACTTACGATTTTGTCTTTCACTCTGACAGTCAAGCCTACGTAGACGATAGTTGGTTTGAAAAGCTACAAGATAACCTGAACAGTGCTGATGTATTGGTAGGTCAGAACTTTAAGTTTGATCTGACTTGGTTACGTTCTTGTGGTTTTGTTTATGATGGTCATGTGTATGATACAATGGTATCTGAATACATATTAGCTAAGGCAAGGAGGTGGTCACTTAGTCTAGACTCTCTTGCAAAACGATATGGTGTTACTGAGAAACAGAAAGACTTGGTGTCACCTTACTTAAAGGATGGTAAAACATTTTACGATATACCCTATGAGATTGTGAAAGAATATGGTATAGCAGACGTACTTGCTACGGAAGAGGTAGCAGTAAAACAACTTGAAGCCTTTGGCACAACATTTGGAGAACTATTTAATGACATTGATACCAACACTCAGGCTGTCGCTTGAAATGACTAACGTTCTTACTCGCATAGAGATGAACGGACTTAAGATTAACTTGGATACTCTGCATGAGATTGAAAAGGAATACAATGAGGAGCTTTCCTACTTGGAAACTAAGCTACAGACTATGGCTAAAGAAGCTATGGGCGATACACCTGTAAACTTATCTAGCCCTGATGACAGGAGTGTACTTCTTTACTCACGTAAGGTAAAAGACAAAGCTATGTGGGGAGCTACATTTAATCTTGGACATGAGATGCGTGGCAACACCATGAAGCCTAAGTTACGTACTCGTATGAAAGCTAACGTGTTCATAAGAAACGTGAGAAACATGACTGACGTTGTGTACAAGACTGAAGGTCAGATGTGTGCAGGGTGCTTAGGCAATGGTCGTGTCAGGATGGTCAACAAGAACGGACAACCTAGCAAGGTGCTTAGAGTATGTAAGCCATGTAAAGGCAAGGGAACTAGGTACATGGATACCAACGAGGTAGCAGGGTTTAAGATTGTACCTCGCAATCCAAAAGATACTGCGTCTGCAGGATTTAAGACTGACAAAGTTACACTAGAAGATAGATCACTTGAACTTAGTGGTGATGCCCGTGAGTTCTGTACTTCTTATTCTAGGTACAATGCCATTCGTACTTACCTGTCCACCTTTGTCGAGGGTATGAAAAACAATGTGGATGACGATGGCTTTGTCCATCCTGAGTTTATGCAGTGTGTTACTGCTACGGGTAGACTATCTTCTCGTAATCCTAACTTCCAAAACATGCCACGTGGTTCTACGTTTGCCATACGTAAGGTAGTCGAGAGTCGATTCGAGGGTGGTTTTATTCTTGAGGGTGACTACTCTCAGCTAGAGTTTAGGGTTGCAGGGTTCTTAGCTAAAGATGCCCAAGCCTACAAAGATGTTTTGGATGGGACTGATGTTCACAACTACACTGCATCTATCATAGGGTGTAGCAGGCAGGATGCGAAGGCTCACACCTTTAAACCTTTGTATGGTGGTGTAAGTGGTACACCTGCACAACAAGCCTACTACAGTGCCTTTAAAGAGAAGTATGAGCAGGTAACAGAGTGGCACAAGGAACTAGAGAAGGAAGCAGTCAAGACAAAAGAGATAAAGTTACCATCAGGTAGGGTGTATGCTTTTCCTGATGCTAAGTGGACTGATTGGGGATCGGCTACAAATCGTACTGCCATCTGTAATTATCCAGTGCAAGGGTTTGCAACTGCAGACCTGCTGCCGATTGCCTTAGTTGAGCTAGACAAGGTGATGAGAAAAGATAAGATGAAGTCTGTAATATGCAACACAGTACACGATTCTATTGTACTTGACGTTCATCCAATGGAAAAAGATCAGTGCATCAAGGTATTATCTGATGCTATGCTATCTATTTCTGATGGCTCGAAAGCTAGGTATGACATAGAATACGACATGCCTATAGGAATAGAATTAAAAATAGGTGAAAATTGGCTTGACTTATCCGAAGTAAATTACTAAGGTTAAATTACCGAAACCCAAATATAAAGGAAATGATATGGGAAATGATATGACTACGATCGATAACGACATGGACAACTTGGTATCAGCGTTCAATGATGATGATACTGCTAAGTTCATGGAACTAACTGGACAAGCGAAAGCAACGTCTAGCAACACTGGACTATCAAGACTTAACATTAACTATGATACAGAGACAGACGATGGTGTCGCTTTGACTCGTGGCTCGTGGAAGATGTTTGTTGATGGTGAGTTCATCTACGCTAAGGAAGTTTACATCCGACCTATCTTACGTACATTCGAGTGGAGTGTGTGGGACATGGAGCAAGGAACTTTCTCTTGCAAGTCAGTACAGAAGCCTACCTTATCAGGTGAGTTTCCAGATACACAAGCAGGAAACAAGTGTGGTAGATTACCTATGAAAGAAGAAGAGTTACTTTCAGATGATGACCCACTAAAATTAAAGTCACGTTCTGCCACATGTAACCAAGTTATATATGGTCAGGTCAGTGGAGATTTTGTTAAAGCAAATGGTGATCCTGCTAAGATGGACAACCACCCATTTGTCGCATACTTCAAGCGTTCAGGCTTTAAACCAATTAGAGAATTTATTGACGGACTTACAAGGCAGAAGAAGATTATGCAAAAGGTCGTCATAAAGTTAGCAACGGGCAGAGTTAAGAGTGGCTCAGTTGTATACTATATCCCAGTTCCTTCCCTCCATAAGGAAGTCGCAGTCTTGGATACAGATAAGACATTGATGAAGGACTTCAGTGAGACTGTAAAGGCTCATAACGAGAACGTTCTTAATCAGTTTAGAGAAGCTCAGAAACTCATTTCTCCTAGTGAGGAACAGGACTTGTCGGCTGATTTCAATGCTAAATCTGCTTAAAATTCAGGACTACATGCAGAGAGCTACTAGGGGGGAAGTCACGATCTCCCCTAGTGCTACTCAAGACTTTGCAGATGAGTGTAAAGAGTCAGTTGATATCCAACTAAATAGGAAGCGTGAGTACAGAATAAGAATGTCTGGCTTAGGTAGACCTCTTTGTCAGCAACTACTAGAGAGGTCTGGTCTTGTTGAGGAGATGGACTACAATGCTCTGTTTCGTTTTTTGTTTGGTGACTTAGTTGAATCCGTTGCAGTTCTTATTATGGAGCAAGCAGGAGTAGAGATCGTTGAGAAACAAAAGGCAGTCTCACTTAACATTGCAGGACAAACAATCAATGGCACACTTGACCTTATCTTAAGAGATGAGATGGGCATAGATAAAGTGTGGGATGTTAAGTCTGCAAGTGAGTGGGCATTTAAATTTAAGTACACTGGCTATGGTGGCTACGATAAGATAAAGGAAGATGATCCCTTTGGTTATATCATGCAAGGTCATCTGTATGCAGAAGCTACTGGCTTACCTTTTGGTGGTTGGATAGTTATCAACAAGTCAAGTGGTGAAGTGGCTATGGTTGAAGCTCCTGATTGGCAAGATGAAGACAGAAGAATCTACATGGCTGATGCTGAGAAGAGAGTTAAAAGATTAATAGACCCTAACCCTGATTTTGTTAAGCCATTCAAGTCTGAGTTTGAGACTTACAAAGTTAAGAGTGAGGTGGTACGAACTGGCAACAAGACCTTACCTAAGATATGTGGCATGTGTGGTTATCGTTCACGCTGTTGGTCAAAGGCTCAGTTGTTTGGCAAGATAACATCAAAGGCTAAGAACCCACCTAAAGTATGGTATGATGTACTAAAGAAGAAAGCAATGTAATGCCTACCTTAATTCTGCATACCTACCAAACAAAACTGTTAGAGTTAAACGATGAAGTCTACCATGCCTACGTAGAAGCAGATGTAGAAAAAGGTGGTGGCAGGGACATAGTTTTCTTGAGACAACACGACAGAGGAATACCTCTTACGTTACGTGATAACTATTCGGGGTCTGGAACTCTTAAGGGTGAGTCTTCTAAGAGAGACATGGACAAGCTTACAAAACAATTTAAAGAAATCAGCACTATCATTAACAACGGAAAGATTATCTGTATACCAGTCTATCCCTTGCTAGATGAACTTGTTATAATTGAAAAGTACATACCAACTATGGCACAGTACTTACACAAGAACTTAGATAAGTTAAAGCTAGGAAGAACATAACTATGAAAAAGAATGTAGGATACAGATCAAAGTTTGAGCTTAAGTTAGCTACCTACCTTGCAAACAACAAAATTAAATTTGAATACGAAAAGGATAAGTTTAAGTATCTTCCTAAGATAAGAACTTACAACCCTGACTTCTACATACCAGAGACGGATATTTACATAGAAGCTAAAGGGGAGTTCACCACTGCTGACAGGGTTAAGATGGTTCTTGTGCAACAACAACACAAAGACTTAGATATACGCATGGTGTTTATGAACGCAAAGAATAAAATATACAAAGGAAGCAAGACTACCTACGCTGATTGGTGTGACAAGCACAACTACAAGTGGGCGAATGAAACAATCCCTGCAGATTGGTTAACGAAATGAAAAAGAAAAGCACAGATCAAAGTATGCTCCTAGAGAAGAACAAGTACTACATAGTCTTGTCTGACCTAGAAGATGATAAGACTTAGGTGAAGTACTTGACACATCGGAGAATGTTGTTAAAGTAGATTTCAGAAAAGATTAATGAGGCATATTGAGTACATGATAAAGAGATTAAAAGATAAGGAAGACCCACCTAAATATTTATCAGGTGCAAACAAAGAAGACATGGTCAATAGTCCTGCTCACTATAACAAGTCAGGCATAGAAACTATAGACATGATAGAGTCCGTCACAAGTAATGGATTTCAAGCATATCTTCAGGGTAACATTCTTAAGTATCTGTGTAGATACAAATACAAGAATGGCGTAGAAGATTTAGAGAAAGCAAAA